GTTCGTTATATAAACCAAGCTGATCAGGATATTCAAAGCAGGTGGTTTGACTGGGACTTCTTATGGTCTGAAGCATCTATTACCGCTATTAGCGGAACATCTACCCTTTCTTCCAGCAACACAGGGTTTCCGGGAACTTCCACTATTGGACCATCTGGAAATTGGAAATTAGATTCTCTTGTTTGGGATAAGACGGCTGAGAGTTATCAGATTTTAGATTATATGCCTTGGAATGAATATAGGGAAATGTATAAATATGGAACTATCGACTCGGATGTTCCAGAGGTTTTTTCTGTAAAACCTAATGGAGATTTGGATTTATATCCAACTCCTAATGCAGCAACCGTAGTTTCGGCTGAATATTGGAGGACTCCAGTTGTAATGAGCGCTATCTTATCTGGTCAATCAACAGCAGATTCTAATACATCTGCTATTCCATCTAGATTCCATAAAATTATTATTGCTAGGGCTAAGATGTATTATGCGGAGAATGAAGATGCTCCAGAAATAATGGTGGGTTCTTTATCAGAGTTTGAGGATTTATTAGATAAGTTAGAAGCTGATCAGCTCCCAAGCCAAAAGAATAGAAGGTTCTCTTCTGCGCAGGATATGTTTAACTTTGTGGTGCGTCCTGAATGAGTAAATTAAGAGACAGAGATATTCGCCCAAGTAGATTTCAGTCTACTTATTTTCCTTTTGAGGGCGGAGTTAATATGGTTGATCCCTCTCTTTCTCTTGAGCCGGGAGAGTTAGTAGCTGCTAATAATTTTGAGATAGATATTAGAGGAAGGTATAGAAGAGTAGATGGTTACGAAAGGTTTGACGGACAGACTCTCCCATCAGAAATAACTTTTTACAGAATTCCATTTACTTTAGGAACTGCTAGAGACTCTGTATTCAATAGTGCTTTTAGCACTGCATTTGATATGCAGATCCCATCGACTGGTGATTTGATTAAGGGAGAAACCAGTGGTGCAATAGGATCAATATTGCAGGTCAGTATTGAAGATATAACGGGTGATGATGAAGCTGGTTCATTTTCTGATTCAGATGCAGAAGGATATGTATATTTTATCGTGACAAGCGGCACACTTCAAGAAGGAGAGACCTTGTATTTTTTAAATAAAGACAGCGCTTTTGGTAGCGCATTTAATGTGGAGTATGGATAATGGGAACACCAACAGCGTTAAGAAAAGAAAGATCAGTTCTAACAGGAACTAGCTTTGCTAACAATACTACGGGGGCTATTACCGCTCAGATGGTTAGGCAGTTTACTGAATCCGGCATGGGTGGTTATGCAACAGTATGCGCCAAAGCAGGGACGCCAGCTAGTCAGGCTGTCGCATCAGAAGCAACAGCAACAATAGATTGGAACGCAGGAAGCACAGGGGCTAATGGCCCCGATGATACAGGAACCGTATCATCTACTACAGTAGGCTCGGATGCAGATTTTGCTAATGATAGGATCAGGATATATGATAAAGGATTCTTCATGGTAAATCTGGGTGTAAGTTTTGTTCAGACTGGAACGGATACTGTAATATGGACATTCAGGATTGCGACTCAGGCTGATGCAGGGTCTGTGGTGTATCCCGGTTATGATGCATCAGTTCAAAAAGTAGCTGCAACTTTAGATAATATGGCATCTGCTTCTGGTATAATTGATACTACTGGACATACCAATTATACGGATGTTCTTGCTCAAGTCAAGAATGGTCATGGTAGTAGTGCGGAAAATTTTCAAATGCATTATGGTCAGTTATCAGTCTTTAGGGTTGGCTAATGGGAGTTCTTGCAACTGCTCTTTCTTATGGCCCCCCTGTTTTAAGAGACGCTGACGCTGACGCTTCACTCGTGACGGAGCTTCAGACGGCTATAGAAGATCAGAGAAGCAATATTACAATTGTTCCCGGAGAGGGGCCGGTTCGAGGGGTTTGGGTTTTTGGTGCTAATACTTATGCTTTTAGAAATAAAACTGGGGGCGCAAGTGCTGGAATGTATAAAACCACCTCCACGGGCTGGGATGAAATAGATTTAGGAACTGCATTAAATTTTGACGCTTCAGTTGTAGCGGGAGAACCTGTTCCTGGTGATTCTGGAACCCCCACAACTATAGTAGGTGCTGGAGGCGCTCAAGGAGACTTAATGGGGATCTCCTATTATGGAGATTGGACCACAGGCGCTAAAGGGGTTATGGTTCTTATTAACATTACCGGCACATTTGTAGATAATGAAGCCCTTAAGATGCCTTTGTTAGCGTTTGATACGGGTTCTGTAGAAATTAGCGCAGGCGATGCTCTCGTAGGAGGGACTTCTGGAAAGACCGCTACTGTTACAAGTGTAACAATAACGACCGGAACTCTTGCTGGAGGAGATGCTGAAGGTTTTATCTCAGTAAAAAATAATAGCGGAACTTGGACAAATAGCGAACCTATAAATATAAATGGAATCCAACATGCTTTGGTTGATGGTGCTGCTGAACCTGCCGAAGTTGCTGTAGCCTCTGCGGATGGTACACAATATGCTCAATCCATTACAGCTGGGGGCCAGTATGAGTTTACGAATTATAATTTCAGGGGAGAGACTTCTGGTGCAACGATGTATGGAGCGAATACGGTTGGGAAAGCTTTCTCTTGGGATGGAACAACTTTTATTCCTATTCAAACTGGAATGGATGTTGATACTCCGGAGCATATAGCTGCTCATCAAAAACATTTGTTTCTTTCTTTCCCTAATGGTTCTATACAGCATTCTAGCATTGTTGCACCAAATAAATGGAGCGCTCTTACTGGGGCAGCTGAACTAGGGATTGGGGATAATGTTAGTGGATTCTCTAATGAAGTTAATAATGTTATGTCTATATTCACGAAGAATGAAGCATACATGCTATATGGGACTTCATCCGCTGATTGGGAGCTAAGAAAATTTCACGCTGGCGCTGGAGCAGTTCCATATACCTTACAGAAGATGGACCAAACCTTTTTCTTAGATGATAGAGGCATCACTTCTATCTTTACGGTTCAGTATTTTGGAGACTTTCAATCATCTGTTGCTTCAGATAAGATTGACCCTTATATTCAAAAGAAAAAAGATAATGCTATTGGGTCATTAAGGGTTAGAGGAAAGAATCAATATCGTCTTTATTTTGATGATAAGACTGGCGTTGAGATGACTTTCATAAATAAAAAGAATCAAGGTTTAATGCCGTTCACTATAGATCATCAAGTTAAGTGTTTAGTTTCCGCGGAAGATGTGAATGGGTTTGAGGTTTTATACGGCGGATTTGATGACG